CTAAAAGCGAAATTGATAGGGTTGCTAATATAAGATAGAGTTGGCGTCTAGTCAGTCGCATCCTTTTCTTCTTTTGCTTTATAAGCCTCCATTAGAGCTTTCACATACAAAATTTGAATGATTGCCATAAGATGACGATATAAATCTAGCGGATCTAACTTATATTTTATCGCCAATTTTAAAACGCCGTCTATAAATTCGCTCTTCTCATTCTCCATTTCTCTCCTCCCTTTCCTTCATTTCGTTTAATTCATCCCAATATTCTGCACAATCTTCGTCATTTATCTCAAGCCAAGATTGCGGTCTTTCGATTGATAAACTCATTTTTATATCTCAATGTTATATGTAGTCTCGGCAAGTAGGCGAATATCGAAGCAATTGCCTTCGAATTTATTCCAGAAAGTCTTTAAGATATCTTCATATATTTCTACACAACGATCTGATAAATATTGCCAAGCATCTTCCTTACAAAATAAATAAAATCTTGGCGAGTCTAAAAGCTTATAAGCTAATGCTCCTCTCAACTCATGATCAGAATCGAAAGCTATTTCAAACGCTTCAAGCAATCTTTCTTCGGCTTGGATATTCACTAGGTTACTCATATTTTCCTCTATGTTGGTTATTCAAAAGCTATAGTATATATTCTCAATTGAATTTACTGCAAGAAAATAAATACCTCTATGAATTAAAATAAGTTTTATATGTAAAAACTATTTGAATCAGGAGATTATGGTAGCGAAAAAGAAATTCGGTGGTAAGCAAGAAGGAGCTGGACGACCATTAAAAGAACTTAACGAAGAACAGGTTTATAAGCTTGCGCAAACTTTACTACCTATTGAAACGATAGCGTCGATATTGGGAACTAGCGTCGATACTCTTGATAGAAGATTTAGCGGAGTTTTGCAAGCCGGACGTAGCAATAGAAAAGAGACTTTGTCGCAGGTAATGTGGCACAAAGCTTTAGTCGAAAAGTCAGAGAAAATGATGATCTGGCTATCCAAGCAACACCTCGGGTACAAAGACACACAACCCGAAGAAGTTCCAACAACAAACTTCATAGTACATATTCATGACGATCCGAAATAACACAATCTTAACGAGTCAATTACGTGGCCTTAAAAAAAGAAACGCAAAAGAAAGCGCAATCCGAAACGCAATGCAAAAACGTAGAAATCCATATCCCTGTCAACTTTCACAGACGTGAATATCAAGCAGAGTTCTTTGCTGCAATGAAGTCGGGGAAAAAGCGTGCTGTTTTAGTATGGCATCGTAGAGCTGGTAAAGAAAAGACTTGCTGGAACTACATGATTATGCAAGCATGCAGAAAGCCGGGCATTTACTATTATTTTTTCCCTCATTTTGCCCAAGGGAGAAAGATTATATGGGATGGCGTTGATAAGCAAGGATTTAGATTCTTAGATCATATCCCTAAAGAGCTTATTCGCGGCACTCCTAACACAACAGAAATGAAACTATGGTTACAAAATGGATCTCTTATCCAGATTATTGGCACTAACAATATCGATAGTATTGTGGGTACTAATCCTATCGGGTGCGTTTTTACTGAGTATTCTCTACAAGATCCTAAAGCGTGGCAATTAATTCGCCCTATTTTAGCAGAAAACGAAGGATGGGCGGTCTTTAACTTTACACCAAGAGGAGCCAATCATGGCAAAGATTTATACGATATGTCACAGAAGAACCCAGAATGGTTTTGTCAGCTTCTTACGGTCGCTGATACGTCTGTATTAAGCGAAGAAGACATTCAAAGGGAAAGAGACGCAGGAATGAGTGAAGATTTCATTCAACAAGAATTCTACTGTTCGTTTACATTAGGTGTTGAAGGATCTTATTATGCGAAATATATGCAAGAGACCAGAGATGAAGGAAGAGTTAGCCGAGTGGTACACGATAAACAACAAAAGGTTTACACATCGTGGGATATCGGTTATGGAGACTCTACGGCTATCATCTTTTATCAGATTATCGGACAAGAGATTCACATTATCGATTATTATGAGGCTCATGGTGAGGGATTGCCCCATTACGCTGAGATTCTTAAGAATAAGGCATATATATACGAAGATCACTATGCACCGCATGATATCGACTCACATGCATTTTCTTCAGGCCTTTCTGCAAAAGAAGTGGGTGCAGCCTTGGGCCTTAGATTTATTACGCTCCCTACCCTTAAGCTCAGACTTGAAGACGGCATTGAGGCTTTACGTGGTATCTTTCCGCGCATTTGGATCGATGAGACTAAGTGTAAAGGGCTTATAAAATGTTTAGAGAATTATAGAAAAGAGTTTGACGAAAAAAATAATACATATAAACTGAGACCTAGACACGATGAGTATTCGCACGGCGCTGATGCTGCACGATATTTAGCCATAGCGATTAAAACTCACGTAGATGCTGCAAAGAGTGGCATCGGAGATAAGGAAGCGGATAAGATGTATTATGAGGCCCATCCGATATTTAACTAAGGAAATGACATGGGTTTAAAATATAAGAAGATGGATTTAGAATTACCTCCTTTGGGGGAAGTGATTGTAGGGAAAACGACAACGGAACAACAAAAAAAGAAAACCCCATTATGGTTTTTTACTAATAACGACAAAATAGACATAGGGTTTTTTTATGTGAATAAAGAAGGAAAAAAATATTTCCATTCTTTGTGTTGTGTTTTAGGGGACGGTCTTCCCTCTATTCCAGATTTATGGGCATCACTTCCGGAATTTATATCTATTAATGATCTAAGGCCTCATATTGGTCGAGAATTCATATTGCATGCGAACGAGAGGATTGATAGAGGTGTTAAGGGTAAATATATGAGATTTGAAACCTTTGTTGCTATAAATGGGTCAGAAATAAAATTTGATATAGAAAATTATCAAGAAGGTATTAATTATTACTGGCTTTCAGTAGAAGCTTTTGATGAGGAATAACATGTGGTACGAACTACAAGACAGCGATTGTTTATACAATCTGGATAGAGTGGCTCTTATAAAGCAGGATGGTCCTGTTATTTATTTATACCTAGATGGGATAAAAACTACAAATAAAATGGATGAAAATGTCTTTATTATTAACTATTATACAACCGAAGAAGCCTGGGAAGAATACAAAGAAATAAAAAAACTGATGTTGAAAAAAATCTTCTGTTGAGTAAATGAGTTGGATAAATATGAGTTGGATAAATATTGATTTACAAACGCCTAATGACGATGAAGATTGTTGGATAGTAACATTAGAAAAGCAAGTGATGGAAGGGATATATTATGAATTTAGGAAAAAATTTCGTTATCCTGGCTCCGATATATGGGTAGATGCTGTAGATGTGATATGTTGGCAGCCTTATTATACACCTGAACCTCCAATTGTTTTATAGCTGATAGGATGTATAATCAAGCACATCCATTGTTTAACTAAGGAAAATAAAGGAAAATATATGGCACTAGAATATAAGGACATAAAATTAGAATTACCTCCCTTTGGAAAATTGGTTGTTATAAAATACGATAAAGATAAACCAATAAGCGGAGATATGAAAATTGGTTATTTTTACGTTAATCGATTTGGCGAAAGAAGATTCATGACAAAATTTTTAGCAAGTTGTTATGGATCTGACTATAATGGTTTTAAGGATTGTTTATGGGCATATCTTCCTGAATTTATATCGATTGAAGACCAAAAGCCTCCGGTGGGAAAAGAGGTGGTTGCAATTTCGGAAGAAACTAGGGTTGATAATGTTAAAGCAAATACCGAAGAGTTTGTTATTATTATTATGTCAAATAATAATGAGGATATTTATAATGAACGTTCTAATAGTGGGTTAATAAAAAAATGGCTTCCTTTCGATGCTTTTGATTGATGTTAATGAACTATATAAACCTGTTAATGAACCAATTAGGATTGTTTTATAGTGCAATACCCAAAAATCAATAGCTTATGGAAGAGACAAGGCTGGTACTTCGATCAAGAGAAGAAGAAAGGCCTTGGCTATAAAGAAAGTTTTATTATTGGAGACTATGCAGATCCAGAGTTCGGGAATATAAAGAAATGGCATGTTACTGAGAAGATTGATGGAATGAATATAAGAGTTCATTGTAACGATCAAAAGGTAAGTTTTTCGGGAAGAACCGATAATGCACAGATCCCGCCTCATTTGCTTACTTTTCTAAACGATGCATTTAATTGGTTTACTATGGGCCTTTGCTTTGACGATAAAGCAAGCGTCACATTATTTGGTGAAGGATATGGACCTAAGATTCAATCAGCTGGAGGTAATTACCGAAGAGAAGTAGGATTTATTCTTTTTGATATATTCCTTAATGGATGGTGGTTAAAACAAGAAAATGTAAAGAAAATAGCCGAATGCCTTGCAATAGAATATGTTCCTACAATTGGTGTGATGACAGAAGAAGAGATCGTTGAGTTTGTTAAGTCAAAGCCTCTTAGCAGATGCAGCGTGAATCCTCAGATGATGGAAGGGATTGTGGCGAGATCCGAACCATTGATGCTGTTCAGGCGAGGTAACCCTATCATGTGGAAGCTTAAATGCAAGGAATTCTAATGGAATGGATAAGCGTTAAAGAT